CTGCACTAAAATGTTGGAAAGGATATCTACCTCTTTCATTAGTAACTTTTTCTAGTTAGCAAAGTGCCTTTCTTTTTTTTCTTTTTGTCAGCAAACTTACCTTTTTTATTTTTCATATCGCTGTAAGTTTTAGGATCAATAGTAGAATCTTTTTTTGATCTGCTAGTTCCGGCTTTTTTTCTTTTGTTAATGTTTCTATAAAGTGACATATCTACCTCAACATTGTAATAGGGCTAGCACCTATTGGTGTAAATAAACTTATAATAAAACACAATATTAATGAAAGGATTATGTACACAAACACAACATAATCCCCATTATCATTTTTCATTTGGGGTACTTCTCCTTAATAGCAGCACGAAGTTTTAAATACTCCTCCATCTTGCCTGCTTTGTTTTCTTCCTTCTCTGCCAAAGCTTCCAAGAGTAGCTCATCAATCTTACGGTATTCATTGCGCCTGTCTAGCATAGGACGAACACGTTCTGCCTCTTCATCTATTTCTTTTTTGGCAGCCTCAATCTTTAAAACTTTTTGTTCGAAATCATTTAAGTCATCACGGTCCCACTGATCTATTTCTTCTTGGTAATGAATCGACCTTCTACCTGTCGGTAAGTCCTCATACTGAAAAGGGAAAACCTTTCTGTAGTATTGTGGATTTTGCATTAAAAGCCTAAACCTTTCTTCTAAGTCAGCTTTTCTTTTCCTGCGTGCAATCTCTGCTAACTCTTCAGGTGTAAGCTCTACTACCTTTTTAAGTTTCCAATCCCACTTGTGAGTTTCAGGATCAAACTCTGGCATCTCACTTTGAAGCTCTTTCTCTTTTTCCATTATTTATTCCTATTTTAGTTTCTCGATCATTATTATTGTAAATACCGATGGTCCAGAATTAGTCCCACCGCTAGGATAACTTCCTTGCTGACTACCGCCACCATCAACATCAAAAATATGTTCAATTCTAAAACCTGTAGACTTTGTAATTGTAAAAGAGCCCATGAGTAAAGCGCCTGTTTGAACATGGTAAGTATTAATACAATAAGCATTTTGACCAACTACCGTAACGCTACTATCTGTCGTGTTATACAAACGAATTTTGTGTGGACCCCCCTCAAAAAGTGGAGCCTGAGCTGTTACCTTGTACATCCCTGCACCAAGAGTAAAAACGTTGGAAGACAATGATTCAATAAACCAAGTCTCACCCCTCATTGTATTTAATGCTCTTGTATGCCAAGTATTGATTCCACCTAGATCCCCACCCGCAGTACTGCGGTCGGAATGCTCCTCTGAAATAGTTGCTACCGCAGGCTTAATAATGTGGGCTAGATTTTGGTTGCTAAAATCTTTTTCAACAACAAGGTGAACACCCCCTGCATAAAGATCAGAACTTAAGGCATCCCCTCGATTGCCACAAAATTTTATAATTTCACCAGGATATAAAATAGCAGTAGCGCTCGGCCCTGCAGCCCAGCCGCTTGCATTAAATTCTTTAGCTACAACATATGGATGCATAGCTGAATCTGTGTCTGACCCTGTTCCAATGCTTGATGGACCCTTTACAATTGACAGTGTATTATCGCCACCTGTGCTATTAGCGAACCCAGACAAAGTAACTTTTACTTGTTGAGAAGCTTGGAAAACCCAGCCTGCAGTTGAACTGTCTGTTACAGTTCCTAATTTAGATATAGTATTTTTTCGTACTGTAGTTACATCGTAAGGACAAGTTCCCGAAATATTGCCCCACCCATGACCTAGATATTCCTCAGTCGAACTGCCTAAATCCACCAACGGCATGGAAAGGACTGGGTTAAAGCTTGCGGACCAGCCTGCTATTGGAACTTTAAACTGTAAAAGAATAGAGTCATTTGCAGCCCATGTAAAAGGCGTAGTTGTGTCAATTGAAGGCGTACTAGCAAGATAATTATTCCCATCGCTAGTGTAATAGTATGAGGCTTTAACTTCAGTACTACTAGAATAAGCAACTTTTCCGTAGTGGGGGACTCCGTAGGAAGCGTTATCCCACATCATCACATCCCCAAATATTGTTTCTTCATCGTTTAATGGAGTATTTATTTTACCTGCATCAATACTGTAACCACTTGGAAGGCTAAAAACAGCGGTCCCCCCAGTAAAAATGGAAGACCATTCAATATAGATTTCAACTTCCATATCCGAACCGATTCTACGCCACTTTCCTTTTTGGGTATTAATAGTTCCACCTGTCAAACTTGTCGTAGGCGTGAAGTTCTGCCAATCCGTAAAGATCTCATCTTGGGAATTGAGCAGCACCACATCGTTGACTCGTGGGGTAGCCGATAGAGATAAGTTTCCAGCGGTTCCCGATCCAGTGTCCTTTACCCAATAAACGTAATCACCTTTAGCTAAATTCATTTCAATTGAATTTAGTATATAGTTTGCAGCACTTGCCCCATCGGGTTGTTGGACTGAATTTATTATAGTGTTTGAACTGTTATATAATTTAAGTGCATTCCCTGCTGTTAAATAGGCAGTACAAGAAAGATTTAAAGTAATATCTGCTAAAGCACCTATTTTTGTTTTGCTATCATCATCATAAACATTAAGTAAATTGCTATTCGCAAGCGCAGGGGTGTCATCAAGAGGTTCTAACTCTAGTATATCAAATTCACTAGTTGAACCACTAGCATCCCAAAACCCATCTTGAACTCCTGCCACATAGTTTTCAGTTTGGCCCCGACTACTAGTCTGTAAAAATTGGTTGGCACTCAAAGCGATGTCATCATAGTAAAGTTCAATGTCTGTGTCTGAATCTAAGCAATGAAAACCAAATTGAAAGTTAGTACAGTTATCTGGGAATGACATTTGCTTTCTATATATTTTGGCTTCGTTATTTGTAGACGCTGCCATGTCATTAGCAGGGAGATAATCTAACTCATCAGTCATAACACCAGTAACAACTTTGCCTGTTGCTGTCTGATCTGACCCTGAGTAAGTATAGGTCATGTTATCGCCAGATGTTTTGCCATCTGCCCCTGAGTTCTTAACAATAGCTGTAATGTATCTGTAATAAATATTGTTACTTGAATCTTTAAATATAATTCTATCACCAACCGCGGCGGCTGTAGCAACCGTAGCATCTACTGTACCTGTAATAGTATTAGACCCATCAGCAGTTACAGATAATATTGGTCTAGTAGCATCCCTGGCAACAAACCTAAAGCTTTCACTATCAGCACCGTTTCTTGTAAAAAATTGAAGCTGAAGAACCATGTTTTTCCCACCATATCCTGGTAAGATAGCTTCTTCGTGATACCAATAGTTTCTTGTAGAATCGCCTGTTGCATTATACTTAAATACTTTTTCAGCATTAATTAAATCAGCAGCAGTTGTATCCAAAGTAACAGTAGCATTTGATAAAGTACCACCACCAAGAAAAACAGCATCGTTACCTGAACCACTGGTAGCAGCATCAGCACTCTTGGCTTGAATAGTGAAGAGAGTATCAATACTTCCTACACCGCCCCCTGCTCCGATCTCTGTAGCACTACCACCTTGCCCATGAAAATAAAGTTTTGAGTTGTTAGCGTAAAGCCTGACATCGCCTGAATCAGAAGGAGCACTAGGCGCTGAGATAGAGTCAAAGTCTACATAAGAAGTAAACTCCGGCTGACTAATAGGGGCTTTGGCATCTAACTGAGTTTGAACAGAAGATGTTGCGTCTAGATAGCCTAATGTTGTTGTAGATACTGAAGAAGCCTCTACTTTACCAGAAGCATTTGATTGCAAAGCTTTAGAAGCAGTTAGGTTAGAACTTGTTATAGTTGTGGCAGCACCAGTGATTGTAGCTTGTTTTGCATCTAACTGTGTCTGAGCATTACTTGATAATGTACTTATATGTCCAAACTCTGTATTAGAAACAGATCCATCATGAATAAGATCTGCATCAAGTCTGGCACCTGAATTAATTGTTGGGTGTTTTGCGTCTAGTTGTGTTTGAATGTTACTAGAAACATTATTTAAATAACCAAACTCAGTATTAGATATTGTGCCATCGTGGATAAGGTTAGCATTAAGCCTATTACTAGAATCAATTGTCGCTTGTTTTGTATCAAGTGAAGCTTTAATAGCTTTAGCAGAAGCAAGAGTTGTGTCTGTCCCAGCCACACTAGAAAGGTCTGTATCCAGAACCCCTGACTTTAAGTTATCTACTTCTATATTTGTGACAGTATTGTTATCAACGTCAATACTTTTGTTTGTTAACGTTTGACTACCAGAATTTGTAGTTACCGTAGAGTCAATGGCAATGCTAATCTTTTGGGCAGAACCAGTTGTATCAATACCAGTTCCCCCTTCTACCGTAAGGGATTGAGTATCAAGGTCAACATTCTGAGCACCGCCTGAATCTCCAGCAAAGTCCAAATCTTGAGCATTAAGTGAAGCAGTTACCGCATCAACGTAAGCTTTAATAGACTGTTGAGAAGCTGCGTGGCTTGCTGAATCGGAAGCCATGTTATCTTCATCTTTTAAATCTATAGATAAAGTAACAGATTGGTTTTCTACACCTGTAGTAGCAGTTTTAGAAAGACCAGTTCCAGCACTTAATTTGTCATTTAAAAAACCAGCCGTAGTATCTGAAGTGTTACTAGCATAAAGTTTGTAGGTAGAGTTAACAAGGTCAGTATCTAGAACTAGAGCAGTCGCATCAGCATTATACTTTATAATACCATCGTTAGCTGGCTCAGGCATTTTAACATTAGCTAACGTGCTGTATGTTTCGGGATAAGTCCAAGCTCTATCAAGTTGTTCTTGCATTTGCTGAACTAACAACGTTAGCTTATCAAGAGCATCTTCGTGAGAGTCAGCAGGGAAGGCATCGCCTGAGGCGTAGTCTGTATTCTGTGTTAGCTCTATCTTTCTTTTGACAACAACTTTTTGGTCAGAAAGTGGTAAGGTATGGCCAGACCCAGTATCAAATTTAATATGGGTACCAGGGTTAACCTGATTGCCTGCGCTATCTGTTATAAAATAATGAGTAGTAATAGTTTTTAATGCTTCTGTAGGAGGGCTTTCACCTACATCTCTAATGTAAACATCAAGTTCAGAATTATCAGAAAACTTTATGTTTCCTATAGCAAATGAACTAGCTGAACCTGTACCGTTTGAGCTCGTTGTTACAGTTGTATTACTTACTGTCATTATTCTATCCCCATTCTTTTACTGAATCTTTTTTATAATATCTTCTTGAAACTGTTTATTCCTAGATTTAAAAATATTTCTTCCAACTTTTTGATATTGTCTAATAACACTACGTATTACCTGAGCTTGGTAATCGGGTGCAGTTGATTTAAACGAACTGTCAGTCACTAACTTATTTAAATACGTTTTTAATGGTACAGTAAAAGTTTTTCCATTAGGTAAATACCCATTAGAGTAACCTATCAATTCATTATACTGTTTATTATTAAGATAGACAGATTCATTTCTAAAAACTAGCCTTCTGTTTAGCCTAGGAATTGCTAAATCTCTTGCCTTATAATTTTGTTCAGGAAGATGAAGGACTAACTCACGTATCTTTTCATAAATAGGTTCGCTTCTTTTTTGAGTAGGTCTAAGAAGCTGCTTAACACCAGGTAAAAATAAAAATTTATTTATGTAATTTTGATCAGACACATCTCCAATAATTTGTTTAGGAAGTTGATGGTAATAAACTTGATCGTTAAATAAATTTTTTAACGGTTGTTCTTCTTGTTCAAAAAAATCTCCCACCATTACACGTTCAAAAGAATTAATACTAGTTTTTAAATAATCTACCCCGTCAGCATCGTATTCTACTAACCGTGTTTTACTGTCACTTTTTTTAAATTGCCTAATTGTAGAAGAAAATGGGACTATTTTACCAAGAGCAGTAGAACCTTTTTGGTTAATATAATAACTTAAAGTTTTGCTATCGGCGTCTGTTATGTCTTTAAAAAAAGTAATCATGTCGCTTAAAGTTTCTGGTGTAGCTATACTGGCAGTAGCAATTGCTAAATCTATCATTGGTGGGACATATCTTTCAAAAAAGTTTTCGTCGTCATTGTTTAAAGCTTTCATAGCTGCGGAATGAAAATTAGCTATAAAAGAAAAATATCTTCCCATAGGCTCTAGTACATCTAAAGGAATAGACGTGTCTTTTAAATTAAAACTATTAGGTTTTATTCCTGCTTCAGCCCATGCGTTTCTTCCATAAGGGTCTCTTGGGGCATCGCCTGTTATAATTCCATTTGACGCTAACATATAAGCTACAGAAGAAAGGGCTAGACCTGCATGGGCTTTAGCATGTGCTTTAGCTGCCCTATAGCCGCCGGCATCTAAATCAGCTTTTATATTACTGTTAAAACGATTAAGAGATAATCCTTTAATACCTGGTAAATATTGCGTCATATAATCAGCCATATTAATAGATATTCTAGCAAAGGGATGGAAGAACTCCATTATAGGATGTTTTCTAAAAACTTCTGTTAAATTAGCTAATGGCATTCCTGCAAATTTAAAATCCTCCTGACTTATTCCCCCATACTGTTTAGTAAGCGATAAATCTCTTGCTTCTGCTAAAGCATTTTCATAATTATCAATGTCATTCATGTACTTTTTTAAATCATTGGCATAGTTATCATCTATATTTTTTATGTATTCTTTAAAAGCATCTTCGTCAGACAAAGCCATTTTAGATAATTTTTCATTTAATTGACGTTTTGCAGACAAAGCCATTTTTTCAAAAACAACTTTAGATTTAAACATGTCGTCCATAGCGTTCATAGTTCTAAGGGGTAAACTGTGAACAGTTCCTAAACCTTTAAAAGAAGAAGTTAATGCTTTACCAATTTTACCAGGAATAGTTTTAACTTCTTCAACTGCTTGTTTAGTGTCGCCTAAAAGATTTTGTTTAAATTGATTTAAAGCCAATTCGTCTAAATCTGTTTTATCTCCAAAAAATTTATTGTACCCAATTAATTCTTTAACTTGATCTAATTCTTCTTTAAAAGAATCTATTCTGTAAGCTGCGGTCCCTACTTTTTCACTACCAGGATCTAACATAGAATGACCTGTTTTAAATGAATCAAAGAAAATATCTTTAGAAGATTTTAATGTACCGTCAGCTTTTCTAAACCCAGAAAGAAATTTAGAAGCTACTAATAAATTCATAGTTGATTCGGTATTGTTATTAACTTTTTCGGTAGCTGCTAAAATTTCTTTTTGAAAACTAATATCAATATCTTTAGCTATTCCATAATATTGATTTTTACCTTGACCAATAAGAGGGATTTTTTGAATTGCTTCAGTCATTCTATTTAAAGCAAAAGCATTTGATAAACCAATAAAATTTCTTCCCAAAGTACTAAGAGACATTAACATGTTGTTGTACATATACTTTTGCATGTTATCAAAAAATTTGCGCCTAACACCTGACCTAGCTAATTCACGAATAGCATCAACATCGCTTAAATCTCCTTTTTTCATTAAATCAGAAACGTCTTTCATAGCGGCAGCTATTCGTTTTAATTCATGGGGGTCGGCTGACGTAAGTTTTTCTAAAAATTTAAGCTGAAAATCTGGGTCTGAAAAATTAATAGAAGCAAATTTTTTATCTGTTGCTTGCAGTGCCACTTTACCTAGCATATCAGAACGAAATGCCCTCATTGCTTGACCTACTTCACTTCTTAAAGAAGCAGACCTATGGGCAATTTTATGTAATGCAGACTGAGCGTCAATCATATTTACTGCAAGTATTTGCAACTCTCTTTTTGTCGCACCACCTTTGCCCCCAATACCGTTACGAAAAGCTTTAGCTCTAGCTGCAAATTCTTGAAAACCAGATTTCATTAAAATATGGTTTGTTGCCACCATTTCAGGAATAGACAAAAGACCTTCTCTACTAAGTTCAGAGGTGTCGGCTTTATACCCATAAACTTCTAATACTTCCGCCCCTCTTTTTTTAAGTTCTTCAAGAGAAACTTTTTTTATGTCTTTAAGATTATAAAACTTTGATCTAATTTTTTGAGCTTCTTTAGCTGTAATATCTGAACTTGCTAACCTTGCCGCTAGCTCGTCAAGGTCTGCTCCGTCTTTGTTAACAGTAGATAAAAATTGACCTGTTTCAAAATCGTTTTGTGTTAAATCTTTTATTGCTTTTTCATTAAAAACTGATTGGTAAGCTTTAAAAGAAGTTTCATCTTCTACTTTTAAATCTTCCATAAAATCAAAGCGTTTTTTAGCTTGAATTAATTCTTCTTTTGCTGGAAACATTACTTTGTTGCTTTTTATGGAATCAGGCATTTCTAAACCTATTTTATTCCAAATGTTTTCTAACTCAATATCGTATTTTCCTTCTTTTTCTGCTTTAGTAAAAAGTTTTTGAAATTTATCTAAATCTTTATTAGTTTGGTTTAATTTAGATATTTCATTTTTTAATAAAAAACCCTCTTTACTTTCTTTTAATTCTGGACTTAAAGCATTAAATTCATCTTGTTTCTGTAATGCTTTTTTTGAAGCAACGTTTTTAATTTTTTCTATTTCTGGTTTTTTTGGCCCAAACCCTATTTTAATTGCACCCTCTTCGTCTTTTGCAAAAGCATACATTTGATCGTATACATAATTAGCGCCTTTATATAAGGCATCTAATCTCATTTTATTTTTAAAATCTTTATTATTAAATTCCTTTCCAGCATTTGCGCTTACATAATCTATAATTGAATCAGGGTTTTTATTTATATATTTAGATATAAGAGCAGAATCAATTGCTTTTATACTTTTAGTTGCTTTTTTACCGCCCTCAATTATCCCTGCTGCTGCCCCAAAAGCACCTATAGGAAGAACGTTTTCTAAAGCTCCTTTCATTCTAGCTTCAAAAGCAGAATCATCCTCGTCAACATGAATTAATCGAAGCATTGGATATAATCTTTCGGCTTCGTCTTTTCCGTAAAAAATATTTAAAAGTGCTCCAGAATCTTCGTCAGTTGTAATCGCACCTAAAGCGGCTTCTGAAGCCAAAAGACTTAAACCTTTTGAAATCTTACCTGCGTTTTTTGTAGCGTTGAGAACAAGTTTAGCTGTTCCAACAGGCGCAATAAAATGACCTAACACTTCCCCAGAAGTACCCACAACATCTACTTCTTTGTCGCCTATTTTAGTAGTGTAGGCTCCGCTTGATTTAAAAGAAGAATCAATAATGTCTTTTGTGTTTTCGTTAAATTCGTTTAAAGTATCTGGTTCATAACCTAAAGAATTTAAGCCATCTTCTACTAGTTGAGGGATACCAGCCAAAGTTGAAGCTATTGACTTTCTTACTCCCCCTAAAAAATCATTTTCAAAAAGAATACCTTGAGAAATAGTTCTTAAAAAGGCTGTATCTGATTTAGAAAAATGTTTTAGTAATTCTATATTTGCGTCTAATTGTTTTACTTCTTTTTTAGGTTTTACAATTTCATTTTTTTGAACCTCTAAATTTGGCAATTCTTCTTTAACGTCAGATATAGATTCTTCAGGTCTTTTTAAATACTTTGGTATGTTGTGCTCTATATGAGAATCTATTCTGTTAACATAATCGTTGCGAAGATTTTCAACTTTATCTAACCGTTCTTTGTGCTCAAAGTCTGTAAAGTCATTATAATAATCCACCATATTAACTTTAGCCATGTCGTCAAATCGTTTTGTAATTAACAATTTTTTATAATCAGGCGAAGTTACCGTGTTGTATTCTTGGGACAAATCTTTGTAATATGGACTAGTTTCGTTAAATTCATCTAACATTGTTTATCCTAACTAATTAGTAATTTGACCAACAGAAGTTTTTTCTTTTGGAGAAACAACTTCCTTGCTTAACTTTAATAATTCAGGTGAATTTTTAATATTTTGTAAAATAGGCAACGCCCTAGATACCATTTCCAAAGAGCTTAATTGATCATCATCTAATAAATTTGGAACTTGTTTTAATTTATTAGATATAGCTTTTGCTAAATTTGAAACAATAATTTGACGTTCTTTTTCGCTTAAATTAGGGTCATCAAAATCATTAGAAAAAGCATTAAAAGCTTTAGAAAAACTCCTGTCTCCAAAACCACCTAACATGTTTACATCTTCTAGCATTAGAAATTTGTCAGAAATTGAATCTTCAATAAATTTTTTATAAGGAAAATAAATTTCTTCTTTAAAAATTTTTACAGCTTCTTTGTCAAAGCTATTTAGGTTTTCTTTGTTAAATCTAGATGTATCCTCTTGCTTCAAAGCTGAAGTCATTTCTATTTCTAAAACTTTTATTCTATTAGAATATTTATTAATTATATCGTCTAATTTTTTTTCATAAGGGTTTTCCATAAAATTAGTTTTACCTAATTTAAGTTTTATATTAGGTTTAAATGAACCAAAAGTAGAAGGCGCTTTTTCTGATACTGATTCAGCAAATGTGTTAAATAATTTTGTACTAGTGCTAATATTATCTCTTACTTTGGCAGCTTCTTTTTTATCCATTGTAATAACAAATTTTATATGATCATGTGGATTTGAAACATTTAATTTTTCTATTTTTTGAAGCTTTTCGTAATAAGTGCCCGCAAAAAAATCGCTGTCTTCTTTAAATTTTTTAAATATTTTTTCTCTATCGTCTTCCCGCCTTTTAGATCTAGCTACGGATATACTTTTTTGAGTAGCCGATTCAAAAGGCGGTATATAAGTTTTTTGAAAATTATCATATAATTCGGTTTTTATATCTTCATATTTCGTTTTATCGTTAGCTATAGCAGCGGCTTGAGCCATAGTTTTTAATTGATAAATTTTATCCTTTTCCTCAACTGTAAGTTCTTCTTTTAATCTATTTTCTAATCTAGTTTTTTGCGCATCTACTTTTAAAAGTTTTTTTACAAGAGAATCTTTATAAGCTTCGTCATCTAACTCGTAAAATTTAGCCGTATCTAAAAAATTAAACACACCTGTTTGTTCTTTTAAATTATTTGCTTTTTCATTTTGAACTTGAGTTTTGGGGTAAAGAATACCTTCTATTGTTTCTACTTTTTCATTTAATGGAATTTCATCAGGTAAATTAGTAATTTCTTGAGATATTTTATTTTTAATTAAACTTTTAAAAGAAATGTCAAAAGCTTCGTACCTTTGATTAATGTCTGCACGATTAAAAAATTCTATCTTGTCTCTTTGAGCTAATTCTTTACCTGTTCTAGTTTTTTCTTCCCACAACAAATTTTCTGTTAAAGAATTAAATTTTTCATCATAAATAGCATCAATAGATAGCTTGTTGCCAGCATCAGCTTCCATAATATCTTGTTTTAAACTATCCATTAAATTCTTTTGTTTTTGAACACCAACAGTTTTTAATTTATAATTTATAATCTTGTTATTATAAACATAGTTTTTTTCTTTAAATATATTATCAATTCTTTTTGCTACGCCTTCTGTGTATCGGTCATTCTTTTTAGCTTCGTCATAAATAGGTTGGATATTAGAGTCGTACCATTCTTGAGAAGGATTTACAGGAGCTTCTTTAAATCTATCACTAACATTAGTTCTTATATCATTAATAAATGTTTTGTTTTGCTCTAATTCTTCTTCTTCGTTTAAGCTTAAAGCAACAGGTAATATTTTAGTAGCGACCTGATCTAGAACTTTACTCATAGCTTCTAAACGAACGGCTTCACCTGAAACGGCTGGTACGTTAGGTGAGCCGCCTCCTCTAGTATCTAATCTTGTTCGTTTTTGAAATCGTGGAATATAAATCATCAGGAGCCGCCTGGTTTTATTTTATTTTTGCTAATAATTTTTTGACCTGAATAAAAACTACCAAGCCCACCTGACAAAGCACTTACCCCTGTTAATAAAGGTATCATACCTTTTTGGGAACTAATGCCGCTAATTTGTCGATTAATAGAATCTGATTTCATGTCACTTAATGTACGATATTGATCAAATTGTTTATTAATACGTTGTTCTTCGTCAAAGGCATCTTGGGCAGTTTCTCTAACAACTCTAAGGGCACTACCAGACATTTCAATCCCTGCCCTAGCAAAAGATACTTCTTGAACACCAATAAGTTCTCTAGTTTGTTCTTGAAATAACTCAAGTTCTTCTTGCCTAGATTCCTCTAAAAATTCTCTTTGTTGAGCTAAGTATTTTTGCTCATCCTTTAAAGCAGCTTGTTGGGCGCTAAGTTGAGCGTCTTGAGCCTGCCCTTGAAGGATTGCTGAACCCACCGAAGCTGCGGCCATAACATATGGAACTGCTGCTGCTGCCATTACTTAAACCTCACATACATAAATTGATCCTTACCTTTCTCATCATACTTTTTTAATGTAGCTTCGTATTCAAACCCTAGAGCTTTAGCCCATCGTTGACCCTCATTAAAGTCTACATCTACAAGGAACTGAAATCTATTAAATGTACTCTTTGTCATTAATCTTTTGATTATTGAAAGAGTAGATTTGTGAAAAGTTTTATTATACTTTTTGCTATGAACTACGTCAGGTATGGCGTAAAGTTCACAAGTATTGTTGTTTAAAAACCTACAACCTAACACTCCTAATAATTTTTCGCTTTTTATAATAGACATAAACACAAAGTTTTTTAGTCCGTAATTAGTAAGGATACCTTGTTTACTTGACTCAGGAGCGTTTAAATAGTCAATGTGTTCAGGGAAAAAATTGCATATGGTATCAGTCATATGTTATCCCCCTGTGTACAATTGCTAACAAATTCATAGGTAGCGGTTTGTCTTGCTCAACTACTACTTGGAAAAACCTTTCATAATCACCTGGAAAATCCAAAAACTTGTCGCCAGTAAAAAGAGTAAGGTCACTACCCATTCCGTGTCCGGCAGGCCTAAATACAATTTCTTCAAGATTATTTTCGTTGGAAGCGATACCGAATTTTCCCCCATAAGTTCCTTGGAATCGAAGAACAATTGAGTCATTTCGTTTAATGCTTCCCTGAGAAGTTCCAAACTGCGCCCCTGCTTCTAACTTCATTGTCTTAAGATTACTAGTATACTTTAATCCTACAATAACTTCAGACACAGGTTCATTTAATCGTAAGAACCCACCCTCATCAATTCTAGTTGGGGCATTGCTAGGGTAAAACTCAAAATGTCCACTTGTAATACCTGAAGTGGTTAGGTCTATGGCTGTACCAGCTAACGCATTTTCGTATGTAGTAGCAAGCTCAAAATAATCGTCATCATGTCTTATGACGTAGTAAGTGGTACCTTCTGTTATTCCACCTATCGCAGCGTTGGCAAAAGACTTGTAATAAATCTCAGTTCCAGTAACTAAGTAATGGGCAATAATTGTGGACGAACTGCCAGAATAAACAAGATTAATTCGGTCGTTACTAGCGTTAACTTTATCAAAAAGAACCGTTAAAGTTGGTGGTACATAACCGTTTTGCTCATAAAATCCATCAGCTAATACTTCAACATCTTCTTCTATTAAATGTGAAAAGCCAGGGAATATATAAGCTTCACTTGGTGTAATAGTATGAGTACCAGAACCCCCAGATATAGTAATAGGGATATGATCAAAAGCATTCTTAGCTGTAGTCGCAAATTGTACCGTGTTCGCATCTTTCTTTATTAGATAATAATCTGTTGATAATGCCAACCCTGTTGGTAAAGATCCGCTAGTTGTTAACTGTAGTTTAGTACCAGTACCTAGCCCATGACCTGTAATAGTTGTTCCATTAGAGGCTACAGTTGTAAAAGTTTTTGTGAGTGTAGATATTTGTACACGCTTTGATGAATCACTAAAATAAGCTTGATCATCGTCACTTGTAGATGTGTTTTTTAATTTAGTGTGAGAAAAATCTTCCCCAATCTTTTCTAGCTTATGGACCGTAGAACCGTTTATAGTCCTAGAGAGTGACAAATATAAGTCGTCATGAGTACCACTAGTATTAGGAATAACAGTGAGTGAGTTGATTTTAACAGAAGTTCCACCAAGTACATGCTTATGCCACGCTGCTGTTTGAGTATCGTTATCTAAAGTTAGTCCAATTAAAGCGTTTCTACTAGTCAGGCACCAAATAATACCTTTTGAAGCTTGGTATACAAATTGAACTATTTCAATCCCTGCACTAGCGTCAGTGCTATCGCCATCAAATAAATGGCTAACGATGTGCTCTGCACTAACTGAAAGACTTCGAGATATATAAGAGCCGTTGTCATTGTTGTATTTAAACTCTCTTAAAAGTCTACCATCCCTTGATACAAAAATAGTCGATTGATCTACCTTTGTCGCTTGTACAGGAGATGATCCGTTACTAGTTTGCGCCTTAATAAATGGAGGAGTCGTAGCTGATAGGGCATTGTCACCACCAGTTACAATGTACTCAGTCCCTAGAGTACCTACCTCTAAATGGTTTCTAGGCGCAAGCCATGTTATCTCGTTTACTTCTTGAGAGGCAATAGTAAATTGAAATGGATCGGTAGCTACAGAGTCTCCTGTAAAATCAACATTGCTTCCAATAACGTCAGCAGATCCCCCAGTAACATATCTTGTTTCAGTAAAATGAAAAAAGTTTCCTGTCATTGATCCATATAAAGTATCAGGATTAAGAATAGTACCACCATAAATAAGTCTTTGTTCAAAAATTGAAATGGTACGTGGAAAGCCCTGATAATTGTTAAAAGAACTTTCATTCCAATTATCCGTGTTAAAACTATGGCTGGCGGTAGGACCAACTTTAGAATAATCTGTAGCTATAATTGTAGAAATAAATTTTGGGTTTATCGTAACACTACTAGTATCTGGTACTGTTAAAACTGTTCCTGCTCTAGCATTAGCTAGCGTAGTCGCAAGTTTTATATCGTTTGTGTTTATTTTTATGATGTAATAATCAACAGTTGACGATAACCCACTAGGAATAGTGCCAGATAACCTTACGATATCTCCAGTTAACAAACCATGTGAAGAAGAGTTTAATGTATTAGAACTAAAATTTCCGGTAAAAGCTGCTGGTATACTAGCCGAATTTATTTTAAATAAATTGTAGTTATTACCATTTTTAGTACGAAAAAAAGCTTCTTTGTGGTTAGCAGTAGCATCAGCCGCAAAGAAAGGAACTAAGTTAGTTCCAGAAGAATCGTCCTTCATTGCTATCGTGACAGAAGCAGTAGCCCCACTAACATGGGCGTGTTTACCAGCGTCTACGTTAGCATCTTTAAAAGGAGTAAAAAAAGTTTTTTCTGGGTTAGTTGTCCAAAAATAATCTTCTATATCCTTTATAAAAAACGTATTTGTATCTGTCCTAGCTACAACTAGAGGCTTCATTCTACCAGAACTATGAGTGATAATGAACAAGTCAGCACTTTGAGCGTAGTTGAACTTATTAACTTCCGTAGTAAGATTCGATAGACCACGACCTGATATCGTAATGTTTTTAGATGTAGCAAGGTCCGTTGGATCGTCCTTGCTTGTGGTAATACTTGCTAAGTTCCCCTCAGGATCATAGATTTGAAACTTTAGGGAAGTAGTAGAAAGTATTTCAATAGATATGACATAAGATTCTGTCTTACTAAAAATAAACGGATAAAGTCCTATATAGCTAGTACCAGCCGCTGGTGAAAGATCTTTTACGTGCCTAGACCCCATTCGTCTAGCGACACCGCCCTGACGAAAGGTAATAAAATTTTGTAAGGTATCTACGCCTTTAGTATATTCTTCAAGGTCAGTCCTTCCATCTAAACGAGGATGTAACTCACCACTTGAAAAGGCATTTTGTACATACCTATATTTCATAGTCTGGCCTCAATAAATGAATCGTCAGTTAGCTCCGGTGGTGTCCCTTCCTGAGCATCATAGCTTCTAGCAAATGCTAAATGTTTCTCATACTGCTGAGTCATCAAAGATGACAAGGTAGTTGACTGAACTAAACTGTAAGAAAGGTCAGCCGCTAACCGCAAAGCTAAGGCTTCAATAAAAAAGCTATCAAACTCCGCTGGTGCTGTTACTCTTTTTATATAACGTGCTTTAACTGTTGCACTATCTGTAAGAATTTTGTTTCCTTCCTGCTTCCACTCAATAGTCTCATCAGATAAATTTAAGATCCTTAAACAATCTGAAGGAATAGAAAAGTGGTAAGTATAACCAAAAGCAGGAGTAGTCGATAACTGAGAAAACTCTGCTCTTGTAATAGCAAAGTTCCAAGGATGACTTCTTAATACTTCATCTCTAACTTTACTATATTGCTCATTACATAGCTGAGCACGTTTATTTGTTTCAGTTAAGGAGTTAATCCTATCAGCACCTATCTTGATAAGCGCACTATTACAAATTGAAGTTTCAGTAGTCGTTAGAGACATAAATCACCTTTAAAAAAGAAAGGGGCCGAAGCCCCTATCATTAATCCATTACGTAAAAAACTGCTAAAGCAATTTCAGCAGCAGATCCGGTGTTTGTTGCACCTTTTCTAACTGTAACCTGGCATTCGGCTGCAAATTTTTTGTTAATCCCTACAGGGTTAACAGTTGAAATTTCCATACCGTTAGACCCAGCAGCGTTAACAGCAAGTTCATTAAAAAACCCATCAGTATCTTCGCTTTCTACTGCATCGTCTGAAGCAAGCCAGCCAATGTCAAGAGTTCCACTGTTGCCATGGGCACCGTGCTTAACTCTAACATCAAGAACTCTAGCGCCCTTAGGAATTTTCATTAAATAAATAACGTCACTTCCAATTGCACCAGTAGTTGTATACGTATCGTACGCAACTCTAACTCGTCCCATTTGCTCACCAGCAGGAATCTTTTCTGCTGGGATATTTACATATTGTTTGGTGTAATTAACACCGTATAAATCAGCCATTATTTACCCCCTCTTATGATTCGTTACAAGCGATTTCTACTACTTTGTTCTCTTCCATTCTGGTAGCACCGATACCCATACAAGCATAAACTTGAGTAGAGTAAGACTTGTCAGCCCTTTCAGAAATTTTACCAGTAACGTCTTTAGCAGTAGCAAGAAGTAGTCCATCTTGTGCCCAAGCAAAACATCTTCTAGCGCCAGCATCAAAAGTTTGAGAACCAGAACCGTAAGCTCCTGTGTCTTTGTTATAAGTAAAAGACCCAGAAAGAGTAGCTAGTCTTTCAGTTCTGATAAACTTAAATCCTAGGAAAGTATCAATCTCACCTTGAACCAAAGCTTTAACACTGTTGAAGTCAGCACTTGTGATAGAAGTTTCACCTAAAAGGCTGTTCAACTGAGAAGAACCGATAGCGATGTATCTTGGAATAGATTCATCAACATCGTTAGAGTCAAACTTCTCTTTTACTTTTCTAAGAGTTTGAAGGTTTAGGTTGTTACCTGTAGTAGCAGATCCATCAAAAGCAGCGACTTTGTTAGCGTTAGCTAGAGCTACTGTAGAAGAACCTTCTTCTCCGCCATAAGCATTACCAAGAGCGTTTTCAATGATCACGTCATCTTTAGCTCTACCAAGTGCCCACATAGCAGCTTGAGCATAGTCAGAAGTTGGATCGATCAACATTCTAAGTTTGTCAGCATCGTCAATTAGATCTGCCCACTCGTAGTCTACTAAAGTAACTCTACGTCTTGAATGAGGAGTATCTAGTTGGGGAGTGTCTGCGTGACGAGAAGTTCTTTTTTGAGCAGTAACCGCACCGATTCTGTCATAAAAAGCACTCTTACCTCTTTGGCTTTCATTTCTTACGAAAGGAGC